TGTATTAGCAGGTGATAACGCTCTTGTTATCGGAATGGCTGCTAACAAACTTCCAGACCACTTACGCAAGAAGGCAATCTTTTGGGGTACATTTGGTGCTATTGCTATACGCTTTGTATCAGTAGCGGCACTAACATACTTACTAATGATTCCAGGCTTACGTGCTATTGGTGCCGCGGCATTGATATGGATTGGATGGAAACTAGTATTTGATCACGGTGAACACAACATTAAAGCCAAAGATACCTTCTGGGGTGCTATATCAACTATTGTAGTTGCTGATGCTGTTATGGGCATCGACAACGCATTAGGTATTGCCGCAGCCGCACAAGGAAACTTTGTGTTGATCATTGCTGGTTTACTAATCTCAGTGCCAATTATCTTATTCGGCGCTACTATGGTTAGCAAAATACTTACACGTTGGCCTGACACAGTATTTGTAGGATCGTTTGTATTGTTTGCTGTTGCGTTCTTGATGCTAATGAAAGAGCCGCTAATGGCAGCATGGTGGGCACAATTAGAACCTACTGTTGCTAAGATACTGCCTTGGTTGGCCGCATTAGTTATTACTGCTGTTCAATATAACAAAGCAAGATTGCATTTACATAAAACGTATTTGTTCAAGTCATAAAAAAGCCCCTTGCGGGGCTTTTTGTTAGGCAAATATTTCTAATGCCGTTCCACATTCGGTACAAAACTTAGCTGTAGCCTTATTCTGTTTACCACAGGTTACGCACTTTGGCTTGTGTTTGACTGTGATTGGTTTGGGCATAGTGCCGCCAAACAGTTTAAACACCATTGAGTGTTTGACACTTTCTAATGCGCCAACGTAGGCTGTTGAAAACTTTTGTGTGCTGTGGCTACCAGGAACCGTGATGCCAACATCGGATACAGCAGATGCAGCCGAAGCTGTAACAGAGTTTAAGGTAGCATTTGTGCTGTAAGAAACATCCATGCCACGCATAATGCCGCCCTGTGGATAAATGCCTCCGGATATTTGACTAGTGTTCCAAACAATAGGCCGAGGCGGTTGTTCGAACTGGAATTCAATACGCACTAGTCCATCCTCAATACCAATGCCTCGGTGTTGTTCTACACTGCCAGTACGTTCGATAAACTTAAAACGATTACCTTCGGTGAGATTGCCGTTTTTAATCCAACGCTCAAGATCAATTTCTCGACCCGGGTCTATGACCAATCCGCCGGGAACGGCATTCTCTCCGTCGATAAACACATTTGCTACAGCACGAACTGTATTGAGATTTTTTAGTAGGACAGTATATTCACTGCCAAATGGAATGTGAACTGTATCTTTAAATTCACGTAGGACTTTGCCGTCTACTTTGATTGCCGCGGCGAGCTTTGATTCATACATCATGATTTCTCCTTGTTACGGTACACACTCTAAGTACCTAGTGTTTAAAGAGTGTTGGTTGTAGCCCTATGCTACAAAAATATTTAGCAAGAGCCTAAAAACCCTTGCTAAATTTGGTGCGCCTGATGGGAATCGAACCCACTCTACAGAGGTTTAGAAGCTCCTGCCGTCCCATACGGCCCAAGCGCATTTTGATTAAAAAGCGTCCCAGTAACGGTAGCTTTGTTCCTTAACTTTGGTAAGCACAAGGGTGTTGCCGTTTGACGCAACAAAAACATACTTGTTACCGTTGTCATCAATCTTCTTGAGATTAGCAGGTTCAAACACCATTGATTCCCAATCCCACTCTGGCTCAGCATCGGCCTCGACAGGTTCAAAGAAATTCTTATAGTTAATATGAACACGCTTGTTAAGCGGATTGCCCTGCCATTCTTTTTCTTCAAAGTTATGATCGGCCATCTCTTCGCCGTTTACCAGCAATTTAACTTTGTAGCGAGATTCTTCTGAGTACTCTGGTTTAGCATTCAGCATAACCATCGCCTCCTGAGGGGTTTCACCAAAGCGATTCATTTCTTCAACAAGAGCTTTGAGCATGTCAAAGTTGAACTGACCAAAGGTGCCGGCAATGCCCACGATCTTGTCGATGTGTTCTTTGGCCTTAAGATTATCTTCGCAGTACTCACGTATAAACTCTGCCTCAAGACCTTTATACTCTAGTGAGTAGAAAATACGACCTGGACGGTTACGCATGTGTTGGTTCACACGCCACTTATCGTTACAGGTAAGCACGAACAGTTTCTTTGTTGGATACACACCGTCAAGGAGTGTAAGCATCATCTCTTGTTCTTGCTCGTCGTAGACTTTTTCGAACTCGTCAAAAACAACAATTACAGGTTGCTCAATGCTTTGAATAAATGCATTAAACATTTCACCGCACCAAGGTTGATTGATTACGATTGTAGGAATATCCTTTTCGTAACCCTTGATAGACAACATCTTGGCCAGCAAGGTCTTGCCAGATCCCTTTTCACCAGTAAGCATTACACCAGTAGTAGCAGGGCGATCTTCAAAAGAATGAAGAATACGTGCGGCACGTTTCATAGTATCGCCATATACTTTACCTTTGAATTCGAACATATCAATTGATTCAAGGTATAGCTCACCCGTCATGTCATTTTTCTTAATGACATAGTTTCCTGCAGGGAGGCGCTCTTTAAGATCAAGTGCTTCCTTTTTTGAAACTTTGTAAGTATTACCTTGTTTTAGAAAATAAGTCATTGTGTTAAATCTTTCAATGAGGGGATAAAAACTGTATGCCTCTATTATATGTGTTTAGACGCATACAGTCAACGTCTTTGGCTATGTATACCAAATTTCTTTGAAGCCTTCGTCTTCAGTTGGTTCTTGCCAACCGTCGATCATTTGATCCACAACGTATGGCGGAATCACCTTACCAGGACGGCTAGCCAATCTGCGATCCAGTTCTGCTCTATCAGGAGTACGGAACACAATAGCAATATGCTCGTATCCTGGCAAGGTGTTAAACTTGCGGGCGCGACTGGCTATAGTTGTGCTGGTCTGATCCCAAATCAAATCTAAGTTATTTGCTTCACAAATCTTTGCTTGGTTAACCATTAGCTTGACAGCAATTGGCATATAGTCGTCAAATACTTCAGAATAGGTCTTACCTTGTTCTTTAGCATAAGCTTCTACAAACGAATCTGTACAAACTATGGGCATGTCTTTAGCCCATTCTTGATTAAAAACCCAAGTGCTTTTTCCAGCACCTGGGACTCCAATTAATTGATAACACTTAGGCATATTGCTCCTTACATCGTTGGGCCGTTGCCGTTCCTAAAACCTACTTCACCGCCTTCTGCTTCTATACGCTTGATAACGTCTTCGAATAAGATAGGAGCAAAGTCTGGTGTTTGTTCTACGCAAACACAGTGGTAACGTGGATCGATCTCGTCACCGTATAAAACTTCACCAGTCCTAGCATCAACGCCACGAGCCTTACGAACACGGTTCGCGTGTAAGTGACCGTGGATGTTAACACCAAACCGACCCAAACTTTCTGCGTGAACCGGGATGTGCGACAAGATCATACCGTTCATCACATGGTAGGCCCTCAACTCTCTAAAGTATTGACGGTATTCGTCATCACGGAAGATATCGTGGTTACCACGGATCAACACCTTGTCGCCGTTTAAGCGTCTTAAAGTTCCTAACGCCTTACGGTTGATAACAACGTCGCCTAAGTGGTAGACCTTGTCTGTGGGCTTGACTCTTTCGTTCCAAGCCTTGACCATAGCTTCGTCCATTTCTTCGGGTGAGTCCCATGGGCGCAACTTTGTAACACCATCGTTACGTGTGAAGCGGCAAACACCTGTGTGACCAAAGTGTGTGTCGCTGACTAAAAATACACTAGGCATCATGCCCTCCTTTCTTTACCAAGTTTCTACACCAGAGATATCAACTTTAACCAGTGCATCTCTGTCTTTAATTTTCATGTCCATTGTTAGTGTTAGAATACTACCAATGCCGCTAGAGTTATCTGCTTTTAGTTCATAACTTCTAGCATCAGAAAATTCTTCCATTACTGCTAAAATCTTTTGAACTTCTTCCTTTGTAATATACATTATATGTCCCCTTCTCTTTGTGGCGGCACCCAAATCTTTTTATTACCTAATTCGTCATATTCGAACGGCACACCATTGATAGTGTGCGGTTCGTCTTCATCATATGTCCAACCCAAGACTCGCATCATCTTGTGCTTGACCATTAGGTTAGGGCTACGATATACTTCTGTGTCACGGAAGCCCATCATAACACCAACTTCACAGACAGCCCCAGATCGGCACACTCCTGCAACACAATGAACAACCACGTCCATTCTGTTAGCAAGAGCATGTTGTAGCAATTCTACAAGACGCTGTGCTTGCTGATCAGTAACTTTAAACTCCTCGCCCCACTTGTCATCTTTTTCAAGATCAAGGAACTCGAATTGGTGAACTTCTTTAAACTTGTGTCTAGGAGTAGGAAACTCCATAGCGGGATCAACAATTTGGATCAGCATGGAATTCTCGCCGACAGCCACATGATGTCCTTTTGGAATATCTGCTAGGCTCACATTTTGAATCCATGGATTTTGCATTTCGCTCTCCTTACTATTTGTATATTATAGCACCAAATTTTGGTTACGTCAATCTAAAAAAATAGGGCCCGTAGGCCCTACCAAACATAGTTGTATTTCTACAACAGTTTAAAGGTCGTAGCGTGAGACCATTACAGTCTTAAGCATGATACCTTCTGGAGTGAATTGATCCAGATCAGCGGACAACAGAGCTGTCATGATGCTTGGACTGAATCCACTGACCAAAGCCGCACCCGACTTGTCTGACTTAACAGGAACGTTATCGCTAGCGTTCAAGTTCCAGAACACAATTTGTGGAACGGTGTAACCCGCATCCGCAAACTTGCGTTCAATCATTTCCATTGCGCTGTCGTCGAAACGAGCGCATTGGTTGAATTGCATGTCTGACAAGATCAGCAACATCTTTGGCATGTCGCTTTGTGGGACATTACCCTTAACCGCAACGTCTAGAATCTTCTTCATAGCCGCATTTAGGTTAGTCGACATTTCCCAGTTGCTCTTAGACATTTGGTCTACCTTTTGAACAATGTTGCCCTTTAGGGTAACAAGTTCTGGCTTGTCCGAGAAAGTCAAGAATGTATCCTTGAACACACCCTTGTTCTTGTCTGCTAGGTACAGGCCTAGACCAACTGCTACATCCAAACAACGAACGCTAGTGTTCTTACCTGCTGGGCAAGTCATAGAACCTGAAACGTCAACGATTGGCATGATGCTTGCATCACCAACGTAGTTTGGCAGAGCTTCCCATTGTGCGATGACATGATCTGTTTCAGTCTTGTCAAACTTCACATATGAGTGAGCGATACCCTTGATAACATCATGTGGAAAGATTGCGTTGGCGTTAACCTTAACAGTCTTATCACCTGCTACCAACTTGCCGACATATTCAGCAAATGCTGGAGTATGACGGTTGAACGCCTTCTTGTACAGACGAGCCGCAACAGAAGGAACATGCGAGAAGTTGATGTTATCCCAATCGTTGGCACACATCTGTGTTTCAACGACCTTGGTAAGAGCAACAAGGCTCTTACGGTATTGCTTTGGAGTCATTCCGAAGAATGCTCGGATTTCAGCCGCAACCTTACCCTTACGTGGAGTCCACTTAGCGGCAAGGCCGTTACCTGCACGAAGGGCATCGCCCAACATTGTGTAAGCGGCTGTCTTTAGAGTTGGAGTAGTGAAGACAAAGATGTCATCCCAACGACCAACTTCAGGAACCTTACGAAGCAGAGCCAATGCGGCATCTGGTTCATTCTTTTCCAAGTAGACAAGGATGTCACGGAAAAGTTGACGTTCACCTGCACCACCACGGACATCACGTGCCCATTGTGCGATGCGTAGTGCTAGGTCAGAGTTTTCAACATAAGCGGCTACGAAGTTCTTGGTAATGTCCTTACCGCGGCTTGCACCGATGTTGTAAAACAGGTCAACTGTGGCCTTAGCTGTTGACTTACGAGCCTTCATACCGTTAGCGGTACGGGCTTCTTGGTTTGCGATTGCGTTAACAAATGCGTTCATATGTGTGTCCTTTCAGAATGCGTTTTTTACGTTTCAAGTGTAATTAAAATTGCTGTTAGCATTCTATAACTAACAGGATAGCCGGAACAGTTTTTATTTTCTGCTTGGCCCCATCCCCTGTATATTGGTTCAGTTCCCCAAGCCTATCATGTAAGTTCTGTACATGAACATATAGGTCTTTCCCTAGTCGTTAGTTCCGTTAGCGTCTGTATTTCTACAGATAGGGCACCTTCAATGGATTGCTCCTCCAGTGTTCCTAGCCTTGCGGGCCACCGTCTACTACATTAAGTGCTGTCAGTAAAGTATAAGGTTGCTGTATCTATCCTAAGAAATCAACAGGTTAGTTTTTGCCTTTTTGATTAAGACCTGAGACGACTAACTCAGGGCGTGGAGTTTGATGTCCACTGTTCCATGTAATGGAGTTTGCTGTACCTAACCTAAAATCTTACAATACATCTATTGTATTACAAAACTATCTGTGTGTCAATTCATTTTGGACTAACTAGTCCAGAATTAAAATAATGTGCAGTTAACAACTCAGCTACTTTACTGTCCCCGTAAATTGGTTCCGCATGTAATTTCACTTCATTACGGTGATTTAAAACTTTTACTTTGCCTCTAATTCCCGGACCTTGAAATGTTAGTTTACATTCCCCATTTACTAATCTGTTATTAGTTTTTCCGTCATGCAAATCATCTATATGTTTATCAAACACATTCCGATCCCATCCGAGTATTTCATAATCATCTCGTACGATATAAACAGAATTAGTTTTATGTACAAACTCACAATGAAAATTATTTAGAGTTGTACTAGGACTAGGAAGTTTCCAATCAATAAGAAAACAAGGAAGTTTAAGCATATGAGCTAAATGGGCCATGCCGCCTTCGTAACTGATAATAGCACGGCAATGTTTAGCCATTATTTCTATTTTGTCTTCTAGATTAGTATAAGCATGGTCTACTGAAACAGCTTCGTAACCCATGCTTTTAATCCAACCGTAAATTTTATTCCAGTATTCTTGTGGTCTAGCTCTACTCCAAGGCCATTTATTTTGTCTCATGTAATCGTGATCTACATAACCTGCTATGGCTATAAATTTCTTTTCTCGATCTTTTTTAGTCTTAGTTTGTATAGTCTGTCCGTTAACTGTAACAAAATTTGGTTTGAAATAATCTGTAAACAATTTTAGAGGCCAACCGACATTATCAAATCTTCCGTTTTCGTTAGTTAGATAAATCTGTAACTGACCATCAGGTATTCGAAATATTTTTTTGTATTGTGTTAACCTGTCAAATGTACTATGATTATTACTAGTATAAAGATCAATCGGTACTGGAATGTTTGTTAATGAGGATAACAAGCATAGATTATCACCCAATCCAACGCTGTGCTCATTGTTTAAATTTACTGTAAGTCTTTCCATATTATTGGTGGATCGTGAGAGGATTGAACTCCCGACCTTGGCCGTGTAAAGGCCCTGCTCTACCGCTGAGCTAACGATCCGATTATTTCTTAAATTTACCCTCTTGGAATTCTAACAAAGCTGTCATACACGGATGTATATGCTCGTGTCTTTCACTGCTTTGATTCTGTCTTCGAATTTGTCTAGCACGGGCCGAAGCCTCAATGATCAACTGAAATCTATTCCCACCTGATTCTTGGACGACTTTGTCTAAGTCTAAACTCGGTCCTCGACTTTGAAATTTTGACATTTAGTTTCCTTTAAATTTGCATTATACAGGTTATATTTAACTTGTCAATGCCCTTTGGTCCCGCCACTACGAATCGAACGTAGATCTAAGCCTTAGGAGTGCCTTGTTCTATCCATTGAACTATGGCGAGTAAATTGGTGCCTCCGGCGGGAGTCGAACCCACATTGGCCAATTATCTGTTGCACACGGGATATAAATCCGCTGTTTTACCATTAAACTACAGAGGCATGTTTTGGTTGCGGGACCCGGAATCGAACCAGGATCTGGAGCTTATGAGACTCCTGAATTACCGTTACTCTATCCCGCGTTAGAACTTTTCGAAGTATCGAGTAGAATGTTACCTGCAATTGATATTCGATATTCATCAGATGTGTAAAATGGATATACACAATGTTGTAGTGTAGATGGAAAAATGATCATTTTTCCTTCCCAACTTTTATCAATTTTTAAAATTTGATTAAGGGGACTACCTGTTATACTGTTATAACTAAATTCAAAAGTAGATGCATGTCTGCCGTTTTGTATTTCGGTATCAACATCATATGGAATTTTAATCCAAATAGTGTAAGACGCAATTCCGTCGTGTATATGATTTGGATTGAATTCGTGCTTCTTTTGAACATTTATCCACGGAGTTCCTGCTACTAGAGGAACCGGATTAGATAACGTTATTATTGTCTGCAAATAATTAAATACTTTATCGTATTCTAAAAATGTTTCTAATACAAATTCGTTTAATTCTTTAAGAGAATCCTTAACATAGAAATGTTTAACAACTCCCGATCCCGACAATCCGGACACAAATTCATTTTCTAAAAAATCAGTTTTTCTTATTGATTCTGCCTCAAACGATTCTTTTTTAAGTTTTTCAAATAACTCATTAGGAATATCTCTCATTAGATATCCGAAATTAGGCAAGAAAATTGGCGTTACATTATCTTGTTTCATAATTAAAGTTTACCACAATTCGTTTTTCTTTAGTAGGTGTAGAACTGCTATGGAACTGTAATCCGTCAAACATTACAAATTTGTTTTCCTCTGGAGTGACCTTTGAAAGAATTTCTAAGTTTTTTCCTTTAATAAACTCTTGATTGTTAATATTAGACGATGCATCAAAAAATTGATTATAAAAAATGGTATCACCATCAGTTGAGTTTAGATATAACAATGCTGTTTTATGAGGCATATCGTAGTCGATGTGCGGTGCATGTATTATACATTGAGTTGTTGGCGTAACTAAACCTATGCGTATTCTTAATAGAGTTTTTAATTCTTGATTGGATTTATCTAAACATTCTAGAAATGCTGTAAACAGCGGATCAAAAATATTTGATTTAGGTTCTTCAAAGTAAACAAGATGATAAAAACTAAAATCTAAAGTATGAGGATCGACAGTATCGATATTAGCAGTCGACTTAGCGTAGTACCAAGGAAAATTAGGATTATCTATTTTTTCTTTAATGTAACTAAACGTGTTCGGACCTAAGATATTATTAATTGTTTTCATGTAATATATAGTTATACCAACCAGTATAGATATACTTTACTTCTTGGAGTGCTGGTAGTCCTCGATGAGTAAAACACCAATCAGCTGGCCATATTAATGTTAATCCTTTTTCTGGCTTTATCTTAATTTTTTGATAAAAAAATTCAATCTCACCACCTTGTTCTACATCGTTTAAAAACGTCATAAAAACTAAGTGTCTCTGGGCCATTGGAGATTGTGCCGTGTCACGTTCAGTGTGCCATGCATAAAACGCATCTCCGGGATTGTATTTTTGAATGTTAGATGTTTCTACTAATCCCCAAGGACTGTATGCATTACAATATTGATATTTTTCTTTGTAATGATCAAGAATAGGTTTTACATAATAGAAATGGTAAAGATTTATTAAATTACTGTCAGATAAACCTACATCAACGCTTTTTTTCTGTGAAGTGTCTACAACATTATTACTAAATCTTCCTTGTATTTTATTTGGACTATTTTCAAAATAATCTATTAGGACTTCACATATAGATGTATCTTCTAAATACCAACCGCAAATAAAATTGTTTAACTTGTTAATGTTGTGTTCTATCATAAACTTGGTCGGTGTGACACGATTCGAACATGCGACCACCTGGTCCCAAACCAGGAGCTCTACCAGGCTGAGCTACACACCGTTTGATCTGGAGCGGGGTAAGAGAATCGAACTCTCAGCATTAGCTTGGAAGGCTAAGGTATTACCACTATACGAACCCCGCATAATTTATGTAAACACACTCCGCACTTTTCTCAACGGTGGTGTGCAGTCCTTTCAACTTAGAACTATGTCTAAGCAAAGTGTGTTTACATAAAGTGTCTAGCCACTCTCACCACAAGAGCCCTAAACTGGATGGTTGCCTCGTCCACGTTCTTTTCCATTTAGACGGGCAACGTCCCCGCCTTTGTGATTTCTTAAGTCGCCCATGTAAGCGGGCCTTACGGTAGATCCAATGCACCGTGTTCAGTATGGCAAGAACAATAAGCCCCCATTTACTAACGAGTATGGGATCCCGGGTTATTTGGTGCTGGTTGTCGGATTTGAACTGACGACCTACTGCTTACAAGGCAGTTGCTCTACCCCTGAGCTAAACCAGCGTAAAATTATTTAACTCTAGACTCAAGTGTTCTAATACGATTTAGAATTTTACCTTTGTCTTTGGCACGACTGGTCTTTTCTAACATATCCTTCAACTGTGTAAGACTCAATGGGCCAAGCCTTGTCTTACCTGTTTTAGTTTTCATTGGATCTGCATGTGTTGTTTTTGCCATACTTTCCTCTTTATGTTTGGTGGAGGTAAACGGGATCGAACCGATGACCTTTAGCTTGCAAAGCTACTGCTCTCCCAGCTGAGCTATACCCCCAAATTTTTTATTCAAAATGTTTTGCTAAAACTTCTAACTTGTCTGTGTACTCTGCAATGATACTTACTTCTTTTTCGATTGCGGCCATTAAATCTGTATGATCATGAATGGCTATTGGATTGTTTAACATTACTTCAACATTCATTTTGTGCTTCATAATTTCTGCTGTAAAATGCAGGGTTAGTGCATTTAATATATCTTTTCTCATTTTGATCTCCGTGAAGTACAACTATCATTCCATAATTCTTGTGCCTGACGTTTGTACTCTTCCAAAGCATCGATGGCGCAATCTTCTGTGCTTAATACATCTTGAAACTCGTTTTTGTCTGTGCCTGTGTTATTTTCTTTTTTAAAGATCTTATCGTAGTTATCTCTATAAGCATCTGTAGTGTTTTTAGATTGAATGCTATCTCCGGTAATGTCGTTTTTTGCTACCATTATTCTTCTCTAATAAAGTACAATTTATATTCTTCGCTGTTTAAGGCATTCGGAGAATCTAATCCTTCTAAATAGCAGTCATGTCGTTTCTTTTCAGTCTTACATAAATCTTTTCTTAAAAAAGAAATTACTAACGTATGCGGCAACGAGTCTTCACAAATGCCTCCAAAATTATTTGCGTGTACATGAACAATCTTGTAATCAGCGGATAATAGTTCTATTGCTGATTTAAATTTATTTTTACAATTTTCAAGATCTAATGCATGAAATTCTATCGCTAAGCCTATCAAATGATTGGCTTTTGAAATGCTACTAATTAAATCGTATTCGCTTCCTTCGATATCCATTTTAAGAAATGTATCACCGGACACCCGTTTTAAAATTTGATCAATATTAGAAGCACTTACATTTTCTGTAAAATGAACTACCTGTCCTTTAAAGAAAGATTTGTATTCTTTCTTAAGTTCCTCTGGAAATTCTTCCGGAAAGATCGTTCCATCATATCCGTGTATAACCGAAACAGGATTAAGTTCTAACCATTGCTTGTCAAAAGACCAATTGGTTCCTAAACCTAGGCTAATAAGATTAGTAGCCCTTAAACTTTTTTTAGCAATTACATATCCGCAATCACCAATGTCGCCAACTCTTAACATTGGAACATCGTAAGGAATTAAAAAATTGTAATCTTTATTAAGTTCAAGTTTCATAATGTTGGCTCCCCGAGGTGGGTTCGAACCACCGACCTGCGGATTAACAGTCCGTCGCTCTACCGACTGAGCTATCAGGGAATGGAAAAATATTTATTCAGCGTTAGAAGAACTGTTAAAGTTTCTTTCTTTCTTAGCTGGCTTGATAACAATCTTGCTAGCCAATTCTGCTTGAATCATTGAACGCTTCCAACCATGACGCTGTTCTTCACTGGTAAATGTTCCCAATGCTAGAGTGCGTTTTGTTTGTTTAGTCATCTTATAACTTGCCGTAGGTTTTAACATAATTGTCCTTTTTTATAAACTTGGTGGAAGGAGAGGGATTCGAACCCTCGGACCACTTTTACAGAGATCGACGGTTTAGCAAACCGCTGCCTTCAGCCTCTCAGCCATCCTTCCTAAATCTGGTGCGCCTAGCCGGAATCGAACCAGCATGACCGAAGTCGGGAGATTTTAAGTCTCCTGTGTCTACCTATTTCACCATAGGCGCATAAAAATTAAATTCTACGCTTTTTCCAGTCGTATGTAAAGCCGTTTGGCAATACACCTTCTACAATTTCGTCGGCACCGAAGATACCAACTAGCTCGAACTCTTTATTTTTAATAGTTACATACTCATTCATTACCCTAGCTGTTTTCATAGCCTCGTCTAGAGTCATAACATTAAAAGTTACATTCTTTCCTTTTACTTCATACATATTGTCGATTTCCTTTTCTTTTCCACACATCGCGACAACGACATTATTAATTGGCATCCCGCCAGGGACTCGAACCCCGACCAACAGTTTTGGAGACTGGTATGCTGCCATTACACTAGCGAGATATATCTTGGCGACCCGTACCGGATTCGAACCGGTGATCTCCGCCGTGACAGGGCGGCGCCTTAGGCCAGACTGAGCTAACGGGCCGAAATTGGTGGAAGCGGTGAGATTCGAACTCACGGGCCTATCTCTAGACCGTCGGTTTTCAAGACCGGTGCAATAAACCAGACTCTGCCACACTTCCATTATTGGTGCCCCAAGCGAGACTCGAACTCGCACACCGAAGTACTGGCTTCTAAGACCAGCGTGTCTACCAATTCCACCATCGGGGCATAACTTACCATTAATGTTGTCATCTGCACTATTTGCCTAACTCACCAGCTTTACTCGAGTTTACTGGAATGTTTGTTTCGGTTACATAACGCTTGATCATGCCTCTGTGCTTACAGAAGACAACATTAATGGTACTCGGTAGGGGAATCGAACCCCTCTTCCCGCCGTGAAAGGGCGGTGTCCTAGACCGATAGACGAACCGAGCAAATTACCTTTCGAATTTTTAACGAACAAGTGTTTAGTTATTTGTCTAACTAAGCTTCTATTATATAGTCATCAGAACGGTCTGTCAACTATATTTTGACTGGCCGGGCTTGCAGGAATCGAACCCACACCGCTTGTTTCGAAGACAAGCATGATATCCATTTCACCAAAGCCCGAAAATATATTTATGGCACCGCGAGTTGGACTCGAACCAACATCTTACGCTTTAGAAGAGCGTTGCCTATCCTTTAGACTATCGCGGTCCTTGGTGCTCTTGAAGAGATTCGAACTCTTACTGTCAGCGACCTCAACGCTGTGCGTCTACCAATTGCGCCACAAGAGCTTGTTGGTGCTCTAGCCAAGAATCGAACTTGAAATACAGTCTTACCAAGACTGTGTTATGCCATTTAACTACAAGAGCTTGGTACCCCTCCCCGGACTCGAACCGGGACTTACTAACACTCCTTTTGAGAGAGCTGCCTTTACCAATTTGGCCAGAGGGGCATTAACTTATTAATATGATTTTGCATTCTCATATGCGGCACGTTGTAAATGTGCGTACCTGGTGATTTTTGATTACGACCAGAATGATCAAAGAAATTATTAAATTTAATATTATACTTACTGAAATCTACGTCGGTAGTATGCCATGCACCTATTGTTATAATATATTTTGGTTTATGTTTTACTTTAGTCAAAGTCTTAGACACAGACCATGCACCTTTACTAAATCCGTAAAATTCGTAATCTGTGACCAAGTTGTTGATAAAGTCTACAGCATGATCGACTTGTTGCCAATTAAATATTTTATAACAGCTTGACTTGATATTTGCGTATTGTAAAAACGCTTCTTTATCAAAAGCATCTTCTAAACCCCTAAAGGCTATAATGTAGTTGTTACATTTAGCGTTAGCAATAACAGGAGCTAACAACAATAAAAATAATATTCTTTTCATATTTTCTATTGGTAGGTCTAACAAGAATCGAACTTGTATTATTGCCATGTCAGGGCAACGTTCTACCATTAAACTATAGACCTATAATTTTCTTTTTATCTTGAACTTTCTCTAGTGCATCTTTACGCATCAAGAAAGGACGTTGGTTATCAACTTTATGAACAACGAGGTACTCGACGCCGTCGATTGTTTCAACTTTGCGAGTGTCTTCACAAATTACCTTATCGCTGTTCATGCGATTTTTAAACATGACAGGTTTCATAACACTCTCCTTGGAATAAAACGGGATACTATCGTTTGACGAATGCTCTACCTAATGAGCTAAACTGGCATGAAGCCAACTGTTGGACTCGAACCAACTACCTATCGTTTGGATAGAATTTGCTGTGAGTATCCCTAAACTGGAGCGGGTAGCGAGAATCGAACTCGCGAATAAACCTTGGCAAGGTTTCAGGTTACCATTACATCATACCCGCATTATCTGATGAAAAAGAACTACAGAGTTTTGGTTTAGCTTTCGCTTGAGGCGACCAGTGGTTACAGCCACTCCCTATTTGTCTCGCCTAACATGGAGCGATCTAGATCTCAACGGGCTCGCCGCTGTACCAGCACCCGTTCATATTGATCCCAGCGTGGCTTTTATAAAGCCTTCAAGTTAGCCCTTCCGGAGCCAGCTATCATTCTTTCGAAACACTGATATCGCCTTAGTTCTTTTACATCAAGTAACTAGTTTATATATCGAAAATGCCAGTTGTTCGCCGCACAACATGGCAAAGCGGGGGTCTGTTCTTTGGGGTGCTCTATGAGGATCGAACTCATACTCTCAAGGTCACAACATGATGTGCAGGCCACTACACTAAGAGCACCATAGAATTGGTGGTAATGGAAAGAGTCGAACTTTCACTTTGCTCCGTATGAAGGAGGCGCACTACCATTATGCTACATTACCATAAGGATGACAACTCATTTGTACTACCATCGTTATAAGTACCATTCACCCGATTGCACTAGTCCGGACGGGACTCGGTACGTCACTTGGGATACTTGTCCAGTCTGTGCGCCACCATGCACCCGGATCTTCCGATCCGTCGGGCATCGAACCCGTAACCTTCTACTATTTCGGTCCTTCGAAGAAACCTAGATAGCGTGACTTTCTCTTGCTGACAACGAATTGTCATTCGTATGGTAGGAGCACAGGGACTCGAACCCTGAACCTACCGGTTAAAAGCCGGTTGCTCTAGCCATTGAGCTATACTCCCATATGGTCCCTCTACACAGATTCGAACTGTGACCTCACCGGGTAAGAGCCGGGTATGCTACCAAGTAACACCTCAGAGGGTAAGCCCGTATTAAATTGATTTACTGTGCCTACCCTGGACCATACGGAGTACCAGAGCGACACTAACGTTTACCACGTTTCATGTCATTCTCCTATTTTAAATTTTTATCAATAAAGTATATTAACACCACAAGCATGAGTAAAACTGCGATCGCCCCATTTTGTTTTCTCCTTATCCTCTAAACGTACAGCTGGCTACAACTCTATAGTTGTCAATATGAATACGTCGTTCAAACTGTTCTTTTGCTTTTAGACAGCTTTCGTGATCTCCAAATTTCGCATGTATACTTCCATTACTAGTATTCGCCATTGGGATAGTACTCCACATTGTAATAATTAAAAGCCACATAACTATCTCCTTTATAAAACAGGATGCATTTTAACGTGGTTAGATTACAAGTCTAATGTTAAAAGTTGCTGTTAGCATCCTTAAACCTGGGGTCGCCGCTGGGATTCGAACCCAGACCTTTCCATTAGCAGTGGAATTGAAAAGATTGCTGTCTGTATCCTTGTCAGGATAGCTGTCGTATAACGTTCTACCATTAAACTACAGCGACCATTGATTGGTGCCGCCTCGTGGGATCGAACCACGTTCCTCGGTGCTTCAAACCGTTGCTATGACCACATCAGCTAAAGCGGCAAATAGATTGGGTGCCTAACTATCCCGCTGGAGGACTCGCTAGATTGTCTCGAATAGTCAAGTTTAACATACCGGCTTCAGTCATACTGTAGTGTCACC